AGGAGATGTGCGAATCTATGAAAGATCTTCTTATACAGAAGAATCGAGACTATGGCGATTCAGCCACTAACCCATCAAGCGTATTTTCTTCAGGATCACCAATAGATTCTTTATGTGCACGTATAGATGATAAACTTATGCGTATACAAAACAAAGGGATAAATGATAAAACGGAAGATACGGTATCAGATCTTATAGGTTATTTAATATTACTTAAAGTTGCTATGCATAAAGAAAGAAGTGATGAATATAATTCATTTAAAGAAACTATAGCTATGGGTGGTCATGCTAATATAAATGGAAAGCCTATAGCAACAATAGAAGATTTAGATATATACTACGAAAATAAAAAATAATAAAATTATGGAAGCTATAAGTCCTATCATTAGAAAAATAACTATAGGAGATTTAAAACAGGGATTAACATATAAAGTTGGTCAGTTGATGAATGCTGGAAATATAGAGATAACAGCTATTATACAAGATGAGGCCGCATGGTACAAGCATCAACAAGTTGTTTATGATGTTTATGTTAAAGCTAGAGGTGACGAATTTTCAAGACCTTGGAAGAGGTTTTTTGATCAACCTACAGCTATAGAGTATGATATTCAAGATAGAGAAAACTACGAAGTTAATTAATATGAGACCAGTAAAAGATTACTACTTTGTAAAAGTAGAAAAAACGCATGAGGACACCATAATAGTAAATGGAAAAGAATTATTTATGGACACCTCTTATGATGAGTTAAAACATGCTAGACAGTATGGCACAGTTGTTGCACTACCTCATAGTTTACCCAAAGATGTAAATCTAGATGTTAAAGTGGGAGATAAAATTTATTGTCACCATTTTTTAACAAACGAAGAAAATAGAGTTAAATTTCATGAGGATGAAAAAGTGTTCAGTATACATTGGTCTTATGTGTATGCCATTGTTAGGAAAGGTAGAGTAAAGATGTTGCATCATTGGAATTTTGTAAAACAAAAAGTGGAAGATGAATCTAATTACATATCTGACACAGGAATATATTTAAAGCCAGAAGCTGATGATGTAGAACTACATGGTTACATTGAGTATATGAATAAAGATTTAAAAAATTTAGGGGTGAAAAAGGGTGATGAGGTGATTTTTTCTGAAAATTCTGAATATGAAATGATAATAGAGGGGGAAAAAATGTTAAGAATGCGTAACTTTGATATATTAGCAAAAGTCGAATAATGTTAGATACCCAAGAAATAATAGATATATGTGTGGAAAATTCATACAATTTATTAACAGGTAAAAAATCTATAGAAGACATATTAGATTCATCAAGTAGACCATATTTTTTATGGAATGTTGTTGAGGAAGATCTTGATCAAGAGATATTTGACAGTTTTATAGATTTTATGATTAACTATTATGAAGACATGGAATATTATGAAAGGTGTGCTGTTTTATTAAATATTAAATTAAATGAAAGAAATAAATGTAAGCAAGAAAATAGAGAAATTGATAGAGTCGGGTAATAAAGCATTTGACTTATTATTAGAAGAAGTTAAAAAACCTATAGATCCAGACTTACAAGATGATAAAGCTAGAAACGCTATGAAAGCTAAGAAAGAGTGTTTTATGGACGCTCAAGATATACTGATGGCTATACATAAAATGCAAAATCAAATCAATGAAGGCAGCTTAACAGACAATGAAATAGAATCAGAAGACAAATCCTTCAAAGCTGGCTTCTCAGAAAAATACGCTAAGAAATAAATAAAATAATTTTATTTTACTATATTTGCATAATTGGCTAAAATTTATTATGGCAGGTTATATAAAAGTAAATGGTTTAAAATTTAAGCTCCCTGTTAAACCCAAGAAAAAAGACATATTGTTTTCAGATCTAAAGAAAAAAGATCAAAAATGGAAAAGAACTGATATGCCAGAGGGTCTTAATGAGGATACTATCCCTAAATACTCATGGTTTATAGATCAGGAATTTAAAAGAAGAGATGAAGGTGTTTGGTTTATGAATAATGGAGAGCCTACCTATATAACAGGGGAGCATTACTATTATTTAAACTGGTGCAAAATGGATATTGGATATCCTGAATATAGAGATAGGGATCGAAGGTTTTTTATCTTCTGGGAAATATGCAAGCAAGATCCAGATTGTTTTGGTATGATAATGGTTAAACACCGTAGAGAGGGAGCTTCCTATAAAGGTGCAGCTATGTTGTTATATGAAATAACAGCGAGATATAATTCACATGGGGGGATAACAAGTAAAACTGGTGCTGACGCTAAGTCTTTATTCACAGACAAGCTTGTATATATGTTTAGAAGTCTACCTTTCTTTTTTCAACCAATTATAGATGGTAGTGATAATCCTAAAAGCACTCTTAGTTTTAATACTCCTGGTCAAAAGATAACAAAAAACTATTCTAAGGTGACTAAGTCAGAAGCTTTAAATAGTAGAATAGATTGGAGAAATACTAGGGAAAATTCATATGACTCAGTTAAGCTAATAAGATATTTATGTGATGAGGCTGGGAAATGGACGGAGGCAAGTGTAGAAAAAAACTGGGAAGTAGTAAGATCATGCTTAACTTTAGGAGACAAGATAATAGGAAGATGTTTTATGCCATCTACTGTTAATGAATTAGAAATATCGGGAGGTGAAAATTTTAAAAACATATGGTATGATAGTGATATAGAAGAGAGAGATGCTAATGGTAGAACTAGATCTGGTATGTATTCTTATTTTACTCCAGCTTATGATGGTTATGAAGGCTTTATAGATGAGTATGGTTTTTCAGTTATAGATACACCAACAAAAGAGCAGGCAAAATTTATAAAGAAAAAGATAGGTGCTAAAGAATATTTGCAAAACATAAGAGACGCTTATCAAGGAAACACTACTAAGTTATCTGAAGAAAAAAGACAAAGACCATTTACTATTGATGAAGCGTTCAGGAGTGATTCAAGATATAGTCCTTTTGATGTGGAAAGAATATATCAACAAATGGATTTTAATGAGGAGGCTAGAAATTTAATAGTTAAAGGTGATTTTATTTGGAGTAGTGGAGAAAAAGATACTACTGTGTTATGGAAGCCAGGGTCTCAGGGTAGGTGGAGAATATCTTGGATACCACCAGAAGATAGGAGAAATAAATTTAAAATGATTTATAATAAAAAATCTCCTGGAAATGATTTAGAATTAGTTGCTGGATGTGACCCTTACGATCATGACACTACTACTGACGGTAGAAGATCTGATGCTGCGTGCTATGTTTATAAAAAATTTAGCATGATGGATGATTTTTCTAATCAGTTTGTTTGTGAGTATATAGCTAGACCTCCAAAGGCTGAGATGTTTTATGAGGATGTTTTAAAAACTTGTATCTTTTATGGGTGTCCAATATTAATAGAGAATAATAAAGTTGGTATAATAAAGTATTTTGAAAGAAGAGGATATTATAATTATTTAATGGATAGGCCAGAGTCTACTCATACAGAAAGTAGCAGGAAACAAAAAACAAAAGGTATACCGTCTACAGGTGTAGCTGTGCTTAACGCTCAAACAGAGGCTATAGCTAGCTATGTGTATGATTATGTGGGCATGAACACTGAAACTCAAGAGATGGGAAAATGTTATTTTAATAGACTTTTAGATGATTGGAGTAGATTTGAACCATCAAATAGAACAAAGTATGATGCTACGGTAGCTTCAAGTTTAGCTCTTTTAGCCGCACAAAAATATGTAATAGAAAAGAAAATTCCAAAAATAAATCTTAACTTTGTGAAAAAATATAGGAATATAGGATTAATGTCTAAGAAAATATAGATGAAAAAACAATTTGAACTAATAGGGGGGTATCCAACAGTATTTGCAACGAATGAAGAGAAATCTACAAAAGAATATGGTCTTCAGTATTTTAAGACTATGTATAGTGATTGGAAAAATAATACCGAGTTGGCTTATCAAGATAAAAAAAGAGCTTTTAATAAAATGAGAGCTTATGCAGAGGGAACTCAAAGTGTTTCAAAATATAAAGATCTTCTTGATGTTGAGGGCGACTCTTCTTACATGAATATTGATTGGACCCCAGTTTCTATAATACCTAAATTTGTTGATGTAGTCTGCGGAGATATGACAAACAGAGAGTTTGCTATAAAAGCAAATGCTATAGATAAAATTTCCATAGACAACAAGAAGAAGGCAAAGAAAACAATGATAGCCGACATGATGAACAAGCCTATTAGGCAGCAGGTCTCTAAAATAACAGGGTTTGATCAAAACAAAAAGGGATTTGTTGCTGATGACATGGAGGAGATACAGCTTTTTATGACTTTAAATTATAAACAGGCACATGAGATAGCTATTGAAAGAGGTATAGAGTTTGTTTTTCAGCAAAATGATTTTGATGAGATAAAAAAGAAATGTATAAGGGATCTAGTTGTGGTTGGAACATCATCTTTAAAAACCTACATAGATTCTTCTGAAGGCATAAAAATAAGATACGTGGATCCACTCAACTTAATAACATCTCACTCAAATTCATCTGATTATAAAGATATACAACACGCTGGAGAAATATATACAGTTACTATAGCTCAGCTAAAACAAATGGCTGGAGATCAATTTACTGATGAGGAATATGATGATATAGCTAAAAATCACGCTAACAAAAGTAAAGACGAGGATAGTTTGTATGGAAGGTCTTTTGGTAATTATTCATCTTATGCTAGTGAGCATGATAAGTTTTCTGTTCAAATAATGGACGCTGAATTTATATCAATATATGATTTAAATTATGAGAAAAAAGATAATTCTTTTGGGGGTTTTAGTGTTAGTAAAAGAAAAAAAGGATACAAACCTCCTAAAAAATCTAAATATAAAAGGGAACAATTAAGTAGCACTGTAAAAGTTGTTTACTCTGGGAAGTACATTATTGGAACTGATTATATATTTGATTATGGACTATCTAAAAATATGTCTCGCCCTAAGTCTAATTTGTCGGAAACTAAATTATCATATGTAATATATAGTCCCAACTTAAACAATATGCGTAATGTTTCTTTAGTTCAAAGAATGATACCATTTGCGGATCAGATACAATTAGCACATTTAAAAATGCAGCAAGTGTTAGCCAAAGCTAGACCAAAAGGAGCCGCTTTTGAAATAGGATCATTAGAAAACGTATCAAAAGGAGATGGAGGAACTTTTACCCCTTTAGAATTACAGGAGATTTATGATCAAACTGGTAATATATACTATAGGCGTGTAGATGATGAAGGTATAGCTTCAAATACAGTTCCTATACAAGAATTGGAAAACGGTATAGGTAGGGATATGATGCAACTTATACAAATATATCAACATAATTTAGGAATGATTCGAGACGTTACAGGTGTTAATGAAGCTAGGGATGGAGCTAAACCTTCTAGTGAAGCGTTAGTGGGCGTTCAAAAAATACAGTTAATGGCTTCTAATAATGCCACTAGAGCTATAGATGATGGGTTTAATAAAGTTGTTGAAGATTTAGCTAGATCTGTATGCATGAAACTGCAAGACATAGTTGAGTATGATAAACCTGTAAAAGGATATATATCTGCTCTTGGTAAAACCGCTATGAAAACAATAGAAATTAACAAGGATGTTTCTCTGCATGATTTTGGTATAGGGATTGAAGCCGCTCCAAACGAACAGGAAAAAGCACAATTAGAACAAGCTATACAAATGTCTTTAGCTCAAAAAGAATTAAGAATAGAAGATGCTATAACAATAAGGGAAATTAATAATCCTAAGTTGGGATCTAGAATGCTTATGTTGAGGAGAAAGAAGTATCAGGAGGAACAGATGAAAATGGCTCAGGTGCAATCTCAAGGTAACGCACAGCAACAACAGCAATCAGCAGCTATGGCGGCACAAATGAAACAACAAGAAGCTCAGATGCAGATGCAGATAGATGCTAAAATGAAAGAGATGGATGCTCAGTTTGAAATGCAAAAAATGCAGATGGAGTATCAAATGAAAAATCAATTTGAGGAAGCTGCTCATATACGGAGATTAAAAGAGATACAGGCTGGTAATATTGGTAAAGTTGCAGCAAACAAAGCTCAAGGGGAGTCTAGGGAGAAGACAGTAGAGAAAAGTGCACATTTTCAATCTAAAATGATTGAACAAAGAAAAGGTAAGGAGGGTCCTATAGAGGATCCAGACTTAAATTTAGGAATGTAAAAAAACTTATAGATAATTTGATTATATCTGTAAATGTTATATTTTTGCAAAAAAGGTTTAATTTAATTTAATATATTATGGCAGATGAAATGGGCGATATAATCGCTGAACAATTAAGTGGTAACGTTGTAGAAGAACAACCTAAAGAATTACAAAAAGAAGTTGTAGATTTAACAGGGGGTTCAGAACCTCAACCAGAAACCACAACAGAAAGTAAAACTGATGAAACTGTAGAGGCTCCAAAAGAGGCTCCAGCAGAGTCACAGGATAATGTTGATCGTTCTTTAAATAATGAATCTAGTAATCAATCTCAGAAGGAGGTTGTAGACGCTGAAGAAGTTAATGAAAAGAATAAAAAAGAGTTTTTAAGATTTATAAACGAGCAGTTTAAACAAGAATTTGACTCTATTGATTCTTTCAGTAAAGCCTTATCTAGTAAAAAAACATCATTCGCTAACGAGCAGATAGAGAAGATGAATAATTTTATTAGTGAGACAGGGAGAAGTATGGCGGACTACATTAGAACTCAGGCTGTTGATTATTCTAAAATGTCTAACGAAGATGTTATGAGATTAACTTTGAAACAAGAAAATCCAGAATTAACTTTGGATGAAGTAAATGTTTTAATAGACTCTAAATACAAGTTAGGTAAGGATAAATACAGTGAAGCTGAAAAAACTCTTGGTAAAATTGAATTAAAGAAGGATGTTGCTAACGCAAGGAAGAATCTTATTGAGATGCAGGAAAAATATAGAATGCCTGTTGAAAATAATGATAATTCACCTGAACAGGAAGCTGCTCAGAAAGAATGGGTTAACAACATGCAATCTGAAGTCAATGAGGTTGAATCTATAACATTTGATATTAATGATTCTGGAGAGCAGTTCACTTTTTCCCTAACAGATGAACATAGGAAAGATTTAATGGATGCAAATTCAAATTTAAATTCTTTTTTTGATCAGTATATTGGGGAGGATGGTAACTGGAATTTTGATAAGTTAAATACCGACATGTTTGTTTTGAGTAATTTTCAAGATATAATAAGAAGTGTAGCTAATCAATATAGATCTAAGGGAACCGAGCAGGTAGTAAGGGATATTAAAAATCCTTCGTTTAATAACGAACCTAGACATAACACAGAACAAAAGAAAGATGTTTTAGATGAATTAGATGATCAAATGAATGGAACAGGATCAATGTGGATTAGATAATAATAAATAATTAATAGTTAAAAAATTTTAAAAATGGCTACAGTAAATTTAGGCGGTCAAGTTCATATTAAGCCTTCTGCGGTTCAAATTGCTACCAATGAGAACTACGTAAGTAACTTAACTACGAACTCTTTACGTCAAAGAGATGTCTCTGATAAACTT